CCATATAAAACTTAAAAGTCCTTATAATCTCTTTTACTTTATCTCCTTCTGTTTTACTTCTAGGAGTCATTTTAAAAGCGAATGCAAAGTTCCTGAGACTAGGACCATTAAAGAGAAGCTCCATGTTTGGATTAAAAATAATCCCATCATTTCTTGCTAGTAATTGATCTACACTAACATTTCCACCAAATATACCAACTGCCTGTGATGCAAGAGATTTGGTAAATAGATCTACAATTGTTTTAGTTCCACCAGCCGCGTTTATTGTAGATTTAAATGCAGCATCTCCTTTTTCAAGCATTTTATCAATAGCTGCTTTAGGATCAGTTGCAAAACCCTGTGCTGATTCCATAATATCAGTAACACCAGTAACTGCTGCCGCAGTAATACTATTCAAATTAGAACCCTGGTAATTTACCCTATTTGCATCTTGAATTGAGGGAGGAACTGGTAACAATATGGTTCCCAAAGATTCCTTCGCACTATTTCTTCTAGAACCAGGTTTTCCTACGATTGTATTTCCCGATACTTCACGAACAGTTTTGTATTTTACTATTCTTATCTGTAAATAATCAGTATCTCCGTAGATTTCTGCGTCGGGGTATCTTAAATTAGGTGGTACTTTTCTCTCAGTTAACTTTCTTTTACCTAATATCCCCCTACCTAATTTACTTTGAGCAAAATTATTATTAAAACCAAAGTCTTGTGATAAGTTACCCTTATCATCAAATTCAAGACCTGTGTTTATTTGTTCTGCTTTTCCTGGAGATAAAGAAGCAGCAAAAGACTTCTCGACCGAACCAGAGTCTCCTACATTCTCGAAATTTGCATTAACATTAAATTCATTTCTTGTAAAACTTGATGAATTTAAATTCGAATCTGTCATATATCTTTTTTACAACTATTTAGAACGAACTTTAGCAAAACCGAGTTCTATCACATCAGACATCTCTTCTGGATAGATTTCGTATAGTCCACCGACTACTTGATTGTAATCATATTGCCTATTATCTCCCCAATGGAAGTTTATTCCACGGAACCCCCAAGAGAAAACACCAGTAACACCAACGAGAGGATATTCATCATATTGTATATCTGGTGTCTTGGCATTATAAAAAAATGTATAATATTTACCCGACTCAGGAATCTTTCCACCCTCTGATAAAACTCCTATCAAACCTTCCATAATGTCATCGGCGGTTTCTACTCCAATAAGACTATCAACCACACCACGCACACGATTTTCATTATCATCAGTAGGATTTCGTCTTTGTTTGAGTGTCTTTCTTGGCATTACTTGATACCGAGTTCATTTTCCGTAAGAACTTTAAATTCATAACCACGATCTAAACACCATTCTTTTGCTGCACCCCACTTTGCCTGATTTTTGGCATATTCCATAACTTCATAGATATAACCCTTAGTTTTTTTCTTTTGAACTTTAGGTTCTATACACTGTTTATATGGTTTTATTTCAATTATCATCTTTTTGATTTTTCCAGTGGATTCTTTTACTTTTATATAAAAATCTGGAAAGTATCTATGGTATCTATTATCAACAGGAGAACGATAAGGAACAGTAATCTCTTCACTACCCCACTCTAATATATTTTCATTCTTATCACAGTAGACCATAAA